AGTTGAAACTCATTCGCCAAAGCTCTAACTGGCAGATAAGATGTTCCTTCAATTACTGCAGCTTGTCCGATCACTTTATCGTTAAGTTTAACTTCCAACTGTTTGTCCACTTCCTTTCCCATTAATTTTGCGGAAGCACCATATATTTGCGGAGAAAAAGAAATAGAAACTCCGATTATTACGCCAAATAGTACATGGCCGAATGATTTTTTCATTTAATACACCCCAATGTTAGAATTTGGGATAAGTATATCACTTAATTTTGTTCATGAACATGATCTGTAGCGCCTACCCATGTAACAAATCCGCCTCCGGCTAATGCGAGTTGTGTTCCCGGTGTGATTCCGTGATTATGGGCCCCGGCGGGATCTGTGTTTGCTCCTGCTGATGCCTTTGCATTAAGGATTGATTGCAGAGTGGCGCTGTCATTTCTCAACTTAGAGAAGTCGCTGCCACTAATCAGAACAGCGCCAGTTCCACTTGGTGTTAGATAAATGCTTCCGTTGTTGTCTGTACGAATATCCAGACCGCCTTTTCCATATATCTCTGGGTATCCGAGGATCATGTCGATTCTTCCAACGACATTGCCATCGTGCCAAAGGTTAAAGCTTGGAGCTCCTGCGTAATCCGCCTGAATCTCCATATACTCAGTGGCCGATTTATAGGCTGCGAATAGCTTATGATCCGGGTCCATCGTAACCTTCGGATATCCGGATGCACTTTGGATTGTTGCGCCAGTCATAGTAACTTTACCGTCAATATCAGCGTGGAAAGTGACGTTTGTGCCATCGCTGATTACTATGCCCTCTTCACTGATCGTAACAGCAGCCCCGCCGTTCAGCTGGATATTGAGTTCATTAATGTTCTTCCAGTCCAGATTCTGCATGAGCCACGTGAGTTCCTTCGCCATCTTGCCCACGGCATTCTTCAGCTCCTCCACGCTATTCATGCCATCAACATTAGGCATTGAAAATGAAGCCATTAAGCATTCCTCCCTGATATTTCTCGAATAAGACGATATACTTTCACTTTCCCGGTGCCATACAGCCTAGGACGATACCATATTTCCGGTGTTCTCACGATAACCGGTATTCGTATGCTCTGAATGGCCCCGGTGCCGTTTGATGTAGAACTGACTACGTTCCATGTTCCGCCCTCAGTACCAGCTGCGTAAGCCACATTCAGCGTTGATCCCGGTTCAATATCAGCCACTACCCAAAGTCGGTTGATCGTCTTACGGACTGTTTCGTCACCCTCGGACAAAGGTTTGTAGTCAATGTACCAGTTGATTGCTGCTCCGTTGTCTGTTGTTCCGCCCATTTGCAGCACCTGACCGCCTGACGTGCCGATGTAGAGCGTTTGTCCATCCAGGTAATAAGATGTAGCCACGAAACTACACGGCCACCAGCGGCCTCCCTGGAGGTCGAATTTAAGCGTGATGTTTGGAATGGTATTGGACCCGGTCACCAGAGACAGGTAAAGAAAACGCCCATCTGTACCAGCTACGCAGTGTTTCGCGTAAGCTTGGTTGATGGACGCAATGTAATTTTTGATGGGATCGCTTATTTTTACGGGTGCGGCCCCTCCTGAGTAGGAATATACTCCGTCAGGGCCTAGCCAAAAAGCGCCGAATTCGTAGGAACGATGGAACGGTCTGAGATACAGCCTACACCGTAAGGGTTCTGCATCTGGAAGTTGGTACTGTCCTCGCCGTATAGCTCATGAAGCGTGTACTTTTTGAAGAGAATCACATGATCAGCATAAGCTATAAGGCCGGTTGGCTTCTCACCGTCCGGTGTTTCTACCGTGATCTTCCCGGTGCCGGTGTATTTATTGGTGCTGGTCCAGTCTGCAGCGTCACGAAGGCCTGAGAAGCTCAGAAGGTTATCAGCGCGGTTAGCTAGATAGAAACGGTTGGCGTGGGTTGTAAGAAATGTACTCGCTGCCGGTGCGCTGCCGAGTGTGGTCAGTGTCGTGCCGTCCCATTGCCGCAATTGAAGAGATCCATCCAGGAAGTAAAGCTTGCTTCCATCAAAAAACATAGCCGCATCCCACAGCCGGTCATTGTTGGTGTCGCCATACTCATACACAGCAACCCACGCCGATCCTGTGTACCGATACAGGCCCTTTCCGTTACCACAGTACCAAACACCAAGGAACTTGAATATGCGGTTGATATAGCCTGTAGGAGTACTGTGCAGCGCGTACCCATCACGCACCTGAAGCGTGGGATAAATAAAAGAGTCCACGTTGAGTGCATCGGTACATTGACCGTCTGCAAGCTCTATGGACTCTATGGATTGATTAATACCATCAGCCAGCGTGACGATAACCGGCTTTGACTTTGTTGGTGAAGATGTCCAACTGCGCATGGAGAACCTCCTCGCTATTACAGATTCAAAGTGAAATGAGTTATTGCGTCTGCCATTTTAACATGACCAGCCTCGTTAGGGTGCAACCCATCTGGCATATACGATGTTTTATTAACGGCCACATTAGGACTGATGTTCAGTGATTTGAACAAGTCCAACACGTACACACCGTAGTATTCAGTAACCTCTCTAATTGCGTTAACATAATCTCGCAGATTCTTCCCGGTATCAGGATTATTTTCATAGTCGTCTCCAACGCTGTCCCAGGATAGCCTGTGAGTAGGAGTTACAAATACTATGGGCTTTCCAGGATATTTGGTGATTAATCCATTGCAAAGCACGTGAAGCGCTCCGAAGAAAGTTGTCTCCACCCTATCTGTAAATGTTCCGAATGGGAGAGAGTATGGATGATTTGAGGCATTATGCCCATAATCGTTCGTACCGCCGATCACAAATGTAATGTCCGCCGCCGCATCCATGGCTGAGTATCGTTCTACAAAACTACCGTCACCAGTCACCACCTTACCGATCTTAGTACCGATGAGACCATAGTTATTAGCGGTAGCAAGGGAAAGGCTGTTTTTGACCAAAGTAGCAAAACAATCATTTACCCGATCTGCTAGACCGTATCCGTATGTGATGCTATCTCCTAAAAAGTTTGCTGTCTTCCCTGCCCATTGTGAGGCAGATAAACCGAATTCAGCCTTGACGGCGGCGGATAACTTGTCCAGCGTGACCGATTCATTTTCTAAGTTGGTTGTTTTTATTTTGAGCCAATCGATAAAATACCTATCAGGGATCGTATTTTTTAAATACGTGGACCCTATCATACTCAGACCCATATTGATGCGTACATATGCCGCGCCAGCAGGGACGGTTACCGTACGCGGTGAAGCACCAGGCGTAAACGGAGTTAAAAACGCATGACTTGAGTTGTAATAACTCCCCGCAAAAGTGGGGCTGTTACCACCTTCGTCCACTGCGTACACCGTATATGATTGACCTGCTACAACAGGGATGTAATCAGAAATGCAGAAAGATGATAGCGCCTGTTGGACCCCGGAGTTATCCAGATAGTACCCAGGTGTTATCGTTGATTGATTAAATAAATTAACATAGTAATCGGATTTGTATATGGTTGGCGGGATAACTGACCCATCCGCAAGTCCTGTACTTTGATACACCGCTCCAGCTGTCCATGCTGACCCTGACCAGTAGTACCATTTACCGTCCGCGATAACTACATAAGTGTTAGTGTTTCCGGTAGGGTGAGCAGCTTGCAGTGCTGATAGTGTCGCATAAGTACCCTTGGGGCTACCGCTAGAAATACTCGCTGTGATCGTATCGACATAGGATTTATTAGCCTTTAGTGCGATTTGAATCGTATTATCAGCCAATTGATTAACCGCCGCCGCAGTCATTAACCCGCCAGATACTGTATTTGCGTATGGTATTGGGTCTGATCCTGTAGGCAAATGTTTTGCAGCATGATTTCCAGGCGCTTCCGCACCCAATACAGAAGGGATAACGCCGCCATCAATAAACTGTTGTGCAATCAATTCGGACGAACTCATAACAACCCCCCCATGACATCTTCAATGACAAGGTAATCCGGTGTTTCATCATTAGCTTTGTGAAATTCTTCTAACAATCCATTGTATTTATTTGTGTAATTGTTGACCATGGCCACATCATTGAAGGATTCGCATATCTGAACCAAAGCTCCATATACCAACAATAAATGAAAATCCGCATCTAACTCAGGTGCAGCGCCAAGGTTCGTTGATACTAATGGACTCGGTGAAATGTAATACCACATGGATATTCCATTGTCGATATCTTCTTCTGGTGTGGGATATATTCCAATGCCCGTGGTTCCAACAAAGTAGTAAAACGGAACATTTGAATCGTGTTTGGTGTCTTGGTAAGTAAATTCCCTGCCTTGTATTACTACACTTAGCAAAGATGACCGAGGAAATGGCAAAGAATAGGCGAATATTCCAGCTTTCAAGTTGAATATAGCCATTGACTTCACTCGGCATGTGGTTCGAAACAATTCATTTTGCACCTGATTAATCTTACGGATCACGCTATCATTGGACAGACCATGCGGGTATTTCTCTGCGATTTCGTCCAGTATTTCCTGTAATGTCACGGTATCACCCCTTAATAGACAAAAAGGCCCCATTGCGGGGCCGTAGTCACATCACTTTGATTTCTTGGCTGGTGCTGTTTTCGATGCGACTGTTTGCCGCCCGGGTACGTAAGTATGAATCATTCCAAATTTCAGCTATTGCCTTCGGAACCTCTGTAGGAATACCGCGGGGAACCGTGTAGACCACACCATTGAAACCGATAGGAACAACCTTATCAGAAGGATTCTGCGGATCATCGGGGATCAATATTTGTACCTTCGGCATTTCCTTCAGTTGCTGCGCTGCACTACGTTCCGCCGCTGCTGCTTCTTGCTCCATTGATTGTTCTGTTTTTGCTGACATGATTAATTCCTCCTCAAATTTAAAAAGGGGCACAAGGCCCCTCAATTATACGGATGCTCCAGATTCGTAACGGACGATTGCGAGTTCTTGCAGACGTACCACGGTGAAAGCACACTTCCAAGCTACGGTATTGAATTGATTCAGTGGGTCAGCAGATCCAGCAGATCCGGCAGGGTGTACGATGATTTCAGGTTTCATGCTGCCGCCAATGTCCGGCAGACCATAAGCACCGCGTCCCAGGAAGATAGTTCCGTATACGTCCGCAGCAGATGCTCCGGCGCCAGCAAACTTCACGCCTTCATCAACCTCTTTGAAGTAAATGCCGTACATCTTGCCTAGCATGCCTTCCTCGCGGTTTTTGGTGTCAACGTAAGTATTCTGATCCTTCCACTCTTGTGTGGACATTAGGTCCATCGCCACATCCGTGTGAACCAGAGCCACAAAACCAGATCCACCGCCTGGCAATTTGACCGGTTTGACCTTGTTGCGCTTCATGGCGCGACGCACCTTAAGAATATCGGCTGCTGTGATCTTGTCTGTAGCAGCTACCAGAACCCGAGAAGCTTTCCCATTAGCGTATACTACGTTTGTTCCTGCGGCCAGAATGTCGCGTGTAATCACATTTATAGATTCACCAGCATTCTCACCCATAAGACCAGAAGCCTCAGTCAAAATCGGGTCAAACCCGGTCATGTTAATGAATTCGGAAATCTTTGTCCACGAACCATATTCAGACACAGTAGCTGTGATAGCTACGATATCCAGGTTTACACCGTCTGGCGTCACACCTTCAGTCAGCGCTGTCGTGGATACTGCCAGAGAGTTCAGACGGCGGAAGTTGGTTGTGGAACCCTTGCGGTTAGGAATGGTTTTCTTTTCACCATATTCCGTCCAAACCAATTCTGGAGTAAGCCGGTCAAGCATTTCGTCCTGGAAATACGTATGTTGTTCCGTTGTAAGTGCGTTTACTCCGGCTGTTGCGTTATATCCTTGTACTGATGTTGCCATGGTAAGTCATCCCCTTAGTATGGTCGTCCGCGCTTTTGGGCTTCACGGAACGCTTTACGCTCTGCCGGAGACATTGCCATATAACCTGTGGCTTGCTCTGGTGCGTCAGCGCCCAATGCGCCTGTTGAGCTGTCGGCGTTTTGTTGCAGTCTTCGTATGGCCTCCTGCTGGGCCTGTTGCGATGCGGTAGTTACCCGCGTGTCGTAAGTAAGGAGCTTATAGGCATCGTCCAAGCTGTAGCCTTTGGCTGCGGCAAGGTTGATGACGTCCATCTTGTGCTGTGCAAAGTTTGGATAGTTGGCAGTGTCGCTCTCCATGCTGGAGATTTGAGCCTCTACCCTCTGGAGCGCGTCCTGTTCGGAACGTTCCAAGTCACGTTTTTCGTACTGATCGAGTTTTGTTTTAAGTGGCTCCACATACTCTCGTATCACGTCTTCCGGTACACCTAAATGTGTGGCTTCTGCGGCAATGCGGTCATTTTCTTCAGCTGTTTCAATTGCAGAAATGTATGCTTCATGATCTTCGAAACCGTGATAACGTGCAGCACGGTCAAGTGATTGCTGATATCGCTCGGCTTGTTGGGCTTTTTCAGATACCTTGTCGTAATTCAGTCCCTTTTGGACCCAATTCGGTACCTCATCCTCTGGCACAAAGCGATCTTCCTTGTTGTACTTAACGTTTATCCCTTTTAGCGCTTCCTGTGGTGGGGAAGACTCTCCTTCAGGTGTTCCTATTGGCTCAGTCACTTCAGTGACAGGTGCTTCAATGCTTTCAATGCCGCTATGGTTGGCGGTTTCTTCCATGTATAACGCCTCCTTGCCCTATGGTTGGGGCAAATTTGTATATAAAAAGGGCCACCGCAGTCTCAGCGGAAGCCCTATGTTTTACATCCCTACGGCTGTAGGTTGATTCGGTACTGCTTGCGGTGCTTGTTGAGCGAGAAGGTTCTGATACAGGAATTCAAACTGCTGCTCTGGCGGAATCGAATCGTACATTTGCTTTTCCTCCGGCTGCATGGATGCGACCAACTGCTCCATTTGCCCGATGATGCCCTTCTTCTCTTCCAATTCCTTCATCAACCGGTCCCTAAACGGCACCACAGCGTGAGGCGCATACTTGAGGTACTGGATATAGTCGATGTCCCCACGGTCCAGAGCCTTGTCCAAGCTAGACAGCATGAGTGATTCCGAGTACGTGGACGATGGACCGACATCAATTTTGAGCGACATGGGTACATCCTGGTACTGCGAACCGTCAAACATGGCCGGGTATTCTTCGCCGTCATCATCCTTAAGCGTGACTTGACGCGGCAGATTGTACTTCACCTTCCAAATGTCCTCCCAGATGCGTCCGATATCCTCAATAAACGAGTAGAAACGGCGCTTGATGGACTCAATCGGGATTGCTGAAGCCTTTTGCAGCAGCATGATAGCCGTTGCATTAAGGTCAGATGATGGTGCAGTACCAGTTGCGGCCTCGTCAGCCCCGGTCATTTGGCGAGTGTAGGTCAATATGGACTCTACCAAACTGCCAGCCACCGCGCTGATGTTACCAGGAGTGAGGTACTTGGCCCCATCACCCTGGCCCACAGGCAGATGATCCTCGATCATTTCACCCGGAGCATTGGTGATCTTACTCGGATCAATCGCACCCTTTTTATAGATCAGTTTAGGCCATCCTGTGAGCTGTACAGAGAGGATCTGCATGGCGACCAGCGTGTTAACAGCTTTCTGATTCGGGATAAGTCCCTCAGTGTCGCCTATACCACGTATGGACTTCTTACGGCGTTCCCACTGCATCACAGCGATAGGGTACCGGGTAAGCATCGTGTCTGTAGGCTTCTTGATTGTCATACCGCCAGCAACCTTGCAGAACATGATATTTCCGCCGTTGCCCTTCCAGTACTTGGTGATGACTGCGATCTTCTTGCTATCATCAATCTCAACCTTCGCGAGGTCGTATCCTTCATCCTGAGTGTCCTTGTCTGGCTTGATCTGGGATACCATTTCTGTTGACATTCCATTTGCCCGGGCATAAGCACGTACGCTTTTGACTGACTCTCGGCTTGATATGATGATGTACGGCTGTCTCTGTACGTTACGCTGCTGCTCATTGCCGAAAAAGATGTTAATCGGGTCAATCACTTCGCCCTGCATCTCACCGACAAACGAAAACTTCTTTCCACCCTTGATGCTCACATCAAAGTAATAGTGCATGATCGTGGTACCAGTGTTTGCACCCACGTCCAGCGCTTCCTCATTGAGGTCATCTTGTTTGATTCGCTCCCAGGTAGCAGCAGAATAACGGCTGAATAGGTCGCCAGTTTCGTCGTCTTCCATGGATTCGTCTGCCTCTTCACGGCTGAACAGCATGTTAATTTGCTCACTCATAACGTTGGCCACTTTGTGCGTCTCGATCATCTTGATCATGTTAAACACCGGACGCGGTAATGCTTTGGTGCGTGGTGTTGCTGGGGGCCACTGGTCACCAGCCCTGAATCGCTCGTACTCCGGCCACTTGTCCAGGTATCCCATCTTACGTAGGAATGCTAATCCCTCTTTGTATTGCTTTTCGATTTCCCCAGCCAGCTTGTCATAAGTCGTTGGCTCTTCCCTTGCCATTTACTCACCTTCTTTCTGTGCGCCCAGCCACTCAGCTAAGATGCTTTCTGCTTCCTGTTTAATCTCAGGCGGTGTCGGCTTCACCTCGCCTATGAATTCGCGCATCTTCGCATTTATCAGCGCGGTTGTCTCGTCCTCCAGGTTTGGCAGCTTTAGCAGTTCGCCTAGTTCAGTTGCTTCCTTCATCCGTGTACCTCCGCCCCATGGTTAAGACATATCATTAAACTCTGATCTAACGGATCTACAAGATTATACGGAGAAACCTTAACAATCCACTCTGTCTGCAGAGATGATATATCTGCACCATTTTCTTGCAATGATTCCTTTGCATGTTCATAAATTAGTTCCTTGCATTCTTGGATTTCTGCATCACCTAACGGATTTGCTCTGGCCCATCCTAAAAACTCATGATTATATTTTTCTTTTATCTGCTTTTTAAATTCTTCCGGCCACTCTACCATGCTAAATAATCGCCTCCGGTGGGTTCGTCTGTTCTGAATGGGAATGGTGTGACAGGTGTTTCTATCGCCTTCTGAAGCAGGCTACTGTCTTGCTGTCCTCGGCTGTAATAAGCAATCGCAAGGGCCATGATCAAGTCGTCATGAGCTCCTTCCTGTGCTTGTGGTCGGCCTTTCTCGTTGCGTACAAAGGTTAGCATCTCATTCAGCGTGTCGATATCGTTGATAAGGTTCACCGACTCACGTACGATCTTCACCAGCTCAGCAATGGCTGATGGCCTGGTTAGTTTATCTGTACGAAAGCCGTAAGACTTGGTAATGGATCCGGTGAATGTATCCTCTCGCTCTCGGATGTACTGATTCGTATATCCCAGGCGGCTGAGCACCTTGACCGGATGGCTGCTGAAGTTGGTTTCAATGCTCTCCAGTGCATAGTTGTAATGTCTACCCAGGCAATACATCTGCTCTGCGTACAAGTCCTCGTCAAACTGGTTCTTGTACACGGCTGATTGCCTGCCTGTGACGTTGTTGATCACTTGGCCTGTAAAGTTATCTGATCCGTCTCCAGCCGTGTCACCGCCGATTACATAAGGTGTCTGCGGTTGTGGTCGCTCAAATAGCTTGATATACCCTGTGTCGTCCTCAATCCATTTAATGGTGCTGTCGATGATCTTATCTGCAGCATCTTTCTGATAAACAAAATACCCCCGCTGCACCAATGGATCATGGTCACGAAGGTATGAGATGCGCTCACTGACTTTCTGAGCGTTGAATATGGTTTTGCCAAGCACTCCCCATTCACCAAGCGCGTACACCTGATAGAAGTATGGGTCCGTCTCTCTGAACGCCTCCAGCACCTTAATAGCCTCGTCATCCAGGAACTTATTGTGCTTGTATGTGCTATGAATCGTCGTGGCGTTTGGCTTGGGGTTATCGAAGAACTCTTTCTTGAGCCAATGGTTGATGTCAATTGGGTTGAAGGTAATCATCGTCTGTTTGTAGTTGATGTGCTTACCACGTAACCGGATGTCCAGCTGCCTGAAGTCCTCCGGCGAACACTCGCTGGCTTCCTCCATCCACACGCTAGTCACACCTGAAATTGACTTAAGCTTTTCTACATTATCCAGCCCAGCAAACAGGATCTCGTTGCCATTAATGCAGCTGATGTGTAGTTCTGAACTTGTACCCTTCGGGATCTTGAATAGCTTCTCTAGGCCCCAGCGGTATATCGCGTTCTTAAGCTCCATAAACACCGATTCCCGCAGTGTCTTCGCTACCTTACGTAGTACCAGGATACGGTGCTTCTGTTCAGTCAGCAGCCGGAAGATGATCTTCTGGGCCGTAAACACCGACTTACCCGAACCGCCGCCGCCCATCAGCACCAAGTATCTATCCTTATTCATGTAAAGTGGATAAAACCGATCATTGGTTAATGTCGGAAGCTCGGTTAAGTCGATGTTAATCGTCGGCATCTTCAGTCAATCCTTTCGGCAATGACACTTTGATGTTTAGGTCACCTTCTAGGCCAATCTCTTGTTTGTCACGCCACTGCTGCGGCTTGCGATTCTTAAGCCAGAATATAAGCGCCGTTGTGTTGGGGTGAGCCACCTTTGTGGATCTCTCAAATCCATCAGCAGATTCCTTTACCTCTTCATACTCATAACCAAGAGCCGCCTTAAGCAAGGCATTCTCGACCATCGTATCAATTATCTCCTTGCCGTTTTTTAAGGCCGCCGACAATGCCGGATAGTCATCTTTATATGTCCTGAATGTCGAGTAAGCAACTTCGAGGTTTTCTGCTATCTGTTCATCTGTCACACCATCTCTAGCCCAAGCCTCAATGAGCAGGAGTTTCGGTTCAACATTTGTGAAGTATTTGCTTGGTCTGCCTCCTGCCATTGTGTTCGCCTCCCTCTAATCTATCCCCATATTGTGCGAAGGAATGCCAGACCATCCTTTGTGTTGGACCGTTTCCGAATCTCCGCATATTGTAAGCTCGCTGCTCATAGGTTGTGGCGCCTTTTCTGGATCATCCCACTTGGCTGCGCAGCAATACACCTCATGTTGTTCTTTAGCTGCTTCAATTAACATTCGCCCGATCTTTGTCATACTCTCTGCGTTTGTTAAAATCTTCATGCTGTTGGTGGTGTTACCCATGTGTGTAGCTTCAATCTGTAATGCTAGTCTGCCCTCTGAATCCGTCCCGGCTATAAAACTAACCCCGCCATTTCCAATGTGTAGATATAAACTTTCCATCACTTCACCATCTTTCTGCTGTATTTACGATATAACCCCCGTATTTTCGGAGACTTGCTATTCCTGTAACAACTTATTTACGTGCTTTCATGTGTCTGACTCGATGCAGAGATAAAACAAAAAGAGCAGCGTTTCCGCCACTCTCTCTGATACTCTGTACTGGATAACCCGAGCCAGCATAGGTACGGTCCTAACTTTGCCTTCCTCATATCCCCGGTCCGCTGGGGCTGCTGTGTTTAATTAGGCCCGTGTAAGCACAGTCCCAATCATATATGCATATCCACACCACCACTAGGGGTGAGTCTGTCCCTTTCGCGGTGTGTGGTTGTTGCTAAAAGAGTACTCCATGATGGAATCGAACCACCGACTAGACGCATATAAGGCGCCTTCTCTGCCACTGAGTTAATGGAGCAAAATGTAGCGCCAGCCGAAGCCAGCGCCAAGGTGTGGAAGTGAATCATCCAAGTGATGGGAATCGGCGATAGGGGCAGTCCCCGGGTCACTGATCGCCAATTCCTCATACTACTATAATATCACGATGCCTTTGCACTTGTTGTCACTACTTTGTCATGTTGAGCCATTTTATTTCGGATATATCCGTAGGAATGTCCCGTATGTGCAGCAATTTCTTTCAGGCTGTAGCCCTGCGCACGTTTGGACAATATTACATTGTTCAGTCCGGTGAATTGATCCATGTATGATTCATACTGACGCTTTACGCCTTCCAGCCTCATTACTTCATCCACACATTCGTTTAGCTTTTCAGCAGCTGCATCATACAGTTCCAGTCCCTTTACCAGATCTATATGGCAGTAGATGCTTGAAGGTAGTTTGCCTTCCTTAACCGCTTTGTGGGCATTCTCCCATTGCTTCCGAAGTTCGAACTCCCTCAGTTTCATCATCTGCAATTCGGCGCATATGTCGTTGTATGACTCCTTCCAGTTCATGGTTATCCCCCCTATAGATAATATGAATTACTTGCGTTCCTTAAATCCCCCGGCTCCACAATCCATGCAATAATACCCTGTTTCCTCCGAACAAAAGATATGTCTATGCCTACACTCTTTCTTTTTCACAAATAAAGAAAGCAGCTTTTCAATCCACTTCATGCTGACCCCCCTCGATCACCGTTAGGCTACTCGCATAATAAGGTAATGTCGTCCGTGTACCGTCTAACCATACATATACCCACTCTGTGATACTCATGATACGTCCGGTTAATCCTGACTTGTGTCTTACCCTGTCACCTACCTGCATAAGGAGAAAAGCAGCCGTTAGGCCGCCTCCCTCGCTGTACCAAATACCGCTAACTCGAGCGCCGTGAGTCTTTCTTCAACTGTCGTTCCTGCCACTTCGCTACCAGCGTCTGCTTGATCCAGTCCACCGGTTGCCCCGTCTTCCTCTGTATCACGAAAGGCAGGTGCGGTATAGGCTACCTCGTCGGTAGTATCGTGTGTATTATCCGCATCACTATATTCGGGGTCTTGTACTTCCACGGTGACGGTTCGAAACGATGGCGCTTCTTCGCTGGTCACCACCCGGTACTTACCCTTCATGGTCGTTGGTTCTTTGATATTTCCGTTCATTTCGTAATGAGGGAATTCAATCGTTTCGTCCGTTGCAGCCAGAATTGCCACGTACACATCTCTTCTCAAGTCGTCTTTCCAATGGATGTTATAAATTGCTGGCTTAGCATCTTCTTCTTTCCTGCGCTCTTCTTCCCAAATCTCCCGGGCGCTCCGTACATCCACTTCCACAACCTTTGTTGCCGCAGCCGCACCGATAGCAATTTCCTTGCGAAGATCATCCACCTGACTGTTCAGGCGCTCTACCTCGGACTTTTCTTCATCCAGCAACCGTGTGGCGTTGGTAAGCCGACTGTTCAGGTCTGCTATTTCTAGCGTTTTATTGCTTAGGTCCAAGTTAAGCTGCTCATTCGCTGCTTCAGATTGGTTGTATTTCTCTTGCAACGCAGCAATCGTAGCTTCGAGTGTATTCGTATTGGCAAGCTCAGCCTGCTTCATCTTGGATACAGCATTCTGTATAACGGCGTTTACGTAGTCATAAGACGCGCCAGCCTTTTCTTCAGTGTAGTTCAAGAATAGGTCCTTCGGATCCACACCTTCGAAATCCAGTGTACTCATGAACTTAGAAACCTCAGTTGTAACCGACGCCTGGATGGCAGCTTTGTTCAGTTCCTCAATCTTCTTGTTGAGTTCTGCAATCTCCGATTCAAGAGTCGCTACCTTGCCGCTGTCCTTCAGTCCGCCGCGTTGATTCTCCGTGTTCAACTCATACTGTTTCTGGTCAATCAATGACTGCAACTCTGATATTTCCACGAATACCCCTCTTTTCGTCCAAATAATTGATTATTACCTATATTATACACTATTTCCCGCGACTATTGTACATTTATCTTTGTTTTACTTATGTTTTCATTGATTTAATCATGCCGTTTTGAGATCATTCGCGCCTCTGTGTAGTATCTTGCATCCTTCGGTGTAGATGACCACCGGAGGCTCACCCGGCCCCCGCTGCGCTGGGATTATTCTGTCGGTAGATGGCCTTCGGCCTATGATTTCGGTCTGATCTTCATACCATTCTTTTTGACAAGGTGATGCACCCAGTCAATGCAGTGCTCAGCTGCTTCGTTTCGGGTGATGGAGTCAACGCCGGAATCAGATAGCATTTCCATGATTTCTCCGAGTTTCTTCGCTTGTTCCTTCCCAATCTTAATCGTTTGTTCATACTGTATTTGCGCCGTGGCGAGCATTTTTTCTAACTGAGGGATTCGCTCTTTATAGAAATCCCGTTCATCGGTAGCATCCTTGATGTTTCCCCCGAACTTCTTTATGTTCTCAAGCCGAGCTTCAGCATCAGGCAGTCGCTTTGCCATGATGTTTGCTAACTCTTCTTGAAGTTTCTGTTTGCCTTCCGGCGTCAATATCGTTTTGCTCATATCCTCTTTTCCCCCTCAATCTATTCCATCAGTTCTTGTGCATATTGAAGTTGCTCTTGCGTGATTTCAACATTCACTGGCTCGTAATGTTCGCACACCGCTTCAAAATCTAGCGATATAAATCGGGATGGCCCATACTTCTCGGTAAGATAGCTTTTAACTGCAAGATGCCACTTCTTATGTTCTTCAAAATCCGCAGTAGTCGGAACAGCATTGTCTTTACGCACAATCATGTATGCATTCTGGATGTCGGCTATGGTAACGTCCAGGTTCTCATCGTCCCAATCCCCAACATCGGCGTTTGCCGCAAGATACCGTTCCGCATTCGACTTATTACGCATCACCATTACTGAGACCTTATCCATTCTCTTCTCCCCCTTATACCTCTTCCAGATTGTCAGAATTAGTCACTACCGATGTGAACGGGTCCACCTGCAGCCATACCTCGTCAACATCAATGTTGATTTCAACGCTCATTACTTGACCTTTAACGCCGGCACATGGGCCGTCTATAACTTTGTATTCTCCCATGATTGTTATCTGTTGCATCTGTTATCCTCTCCCTTTGGGGTCTATGACCCCTAAATTAAATCCATGTGAAGTGCTCCGCCCGATACAATTGACCATCAATCAGCAGCCAGCCCGGCTTATATAAGATAGCTGCATATGGATGGCCTAGGACGAAACGGTAATTGTTATGCCACTTTGAATAAATGACCATCATGTGTCTCTGCCCCCTTATAAGTTAAGTACCGACCCTATACGGCCTCCGCTACGCTGAGTATTGCGGTCGAATCGGAGGCCTGACGGCCGTTATAAGTTCAGTTTCGCCAGCAGTGCCGCCTTACAGATCGCTTCCGGCGCTGTCTTCGCTTGCACTGACCATTGATCTCCGGTTATGCCCACCCAAATGCGACAGTCATATTCCTTTTCCCATCCAGCAGCCTTCATCACGGTATACTGCTTGAATTGCTCCAGCACTTCCCATGCTACGTCTATGAATCTTGACGGCTGCCATTCGTCGGGATAATTCACATTCTCATATTTGTATCCTTCGCGATAATAGTATTCATGGTAAGACTGGTCAGCCAAGTACTCCTTCCGGATTTCAAAACCCATTACATGTATGGATATCAACCTATCCAAATCTTGTCCTGCCTCCAGCGCCAGTATCTCTTCCCTTGTGGGTGTCATAT